GAACAAGAACTTTTCCAGCCTTGCGGTCTACGCCCATCTCGTTTCCTACGGTTGTATATATATCTCCATTGTTCGTGTAGTTTTCAAGCATAATAGGATCTTTGGAAAAAGACGCAATAACTCTTGGCTCAATCTGTGAATAGTCAGCAACTACAAATTTATGACCTTCGGGAGCCCTAAACAAATTACGAATAGCCTTGCCGTGAGCGGTGTGTGTCGCGGGAACGTTTTGCAAATTAGGGTTACGACTAGAAAAACGACCAGTTTCGGCGCCGTGTTGAATAAAATCACAGTGAATACGACCAGAAATTAACAGACTATCCTTGTGCTCTACCCGTACTTTTCCAGCATTTGTTCGAGTTACTTCTCCGCCTAGGTAAGGAACTACGTAAGTAGTATGAAGTTTGTTTAAGTCTGTGTATGTTAACAACGCGTCAACTAAAGGGTCTTGACCTCTATACGCCTCAAGAGCCTCAGCTGATACAGAGTCTCCGCCTTTTGCCGTAATAATCTTAGGCTTAAGACCGCGACCGCCTTGTGATTTAGAGCCATACAAAATATTTTGTTTATCGGAGTTTGAGTTGATATTAAACTGTTGCCCAGCAACTTTAAATATCTCTGCCTTTGCTGTTTCAATATCTTCTTTTAGTCGGGCATCTAACGCCTCTAAAGCAACCATATCAATGGGTGCTCCAGTTAATTTCATATCGCAAAGAACTTTAAGAACATCCATCTCTAATTTCATAACCCCTGTTACTTGACTATCTTCAAGTTTTTTAACAAGGATCTTCCATAAAAGAAAAGTGTATTTAGCGTCTAGATAAGCGTACTTAGCCACCTCATTAAACGAATAAACCTCAACTTGAGCGCCTACGCCCTTTTCCATTACAAACCCAATCTCTCGTTTAAGACAATCGGCTAAACCACACTTATTCTTGTTTCGGTTGTCGTACAAAAAAGAAGCAACCATAGTGTCAAAATACGGACCTATTGGGTAGTTGTTGCCGTAGTACTTAGCAACGGAGGTGAGATCAAAAACTAAATTGTGACCAATTTTTAAAATTGTTTCACTAAACATAAGAGGTTTAAGGGAAGAAAAAACCTCTGCTGGAAATAATTGTAAGGGCGCATCAGTAAAAATTTTAGTAGATTTTTTAGCATCACGTGAGTAGTCACTTGGTCTAGCGGGTAACCCTTGCTCTACGCGTTTTTCTCCTTGCCCGGTAAGTGGGTATAAAACGTCTACTAACTCACCATTAGGATGACCCATGGGAATAACATCGCAACGACCATGAGTAGCAAAAGTAATCCAGAGAACTTCATTAACAGGAGTATCACCTCTACGGTCTCCGACCGTCTCAACGTCAAAAGCAAACGAATCTTGTTCAAGGTAGTAGGCAACCATTTCATCTAGTTGATCGTTAGTAACAATAATATTCATAGCGTCCCCTAAAAGCTAGAAAGCGCTGGGGGGATCATCCAGCGCCTCCTAGACATCTGTTAGTTAAATAAGGCCCTTTGCAACTTCAAGTAGTGCGGCGTAGCTATCCTCACGAATAGCATCACGTTCGAACGGTTTAAAGTTGGCAATTGCTGCCTCTACCTCTTCAGGGTTTAAACCCCAGTCTTCTTGAAGATCGCGTGCCTTAACTGCCATTAAGTTATATACAGTTTGCTGTTTAATACCAGTACGGCTCAATGCCCAATAACTCTTGGTAAGAGGACCTTGTGGTGAAAATTCAGCAGCGTGCAGTGTCTTGTAAAGACGTGGAGTCGCGATAAGAATTTGTCGTTGGTACGGCTTAACAGTCAGGCTCACAATAGAAAAAGCACGCTTAACTTCAGGCTTGCTACCTAGTAGTGAAGCTAGCGGGTCTTCTGGACCGCTACCGTCCCAAATGTAAGAGCGTCGACCTTCAGTCTTTTCCTTAAGAAAATGCTGACGGTAATTAGCAAATGGACCAGCGGTATCGATAAAACGAATTAGCTGGAATGATTCAGAGTGCTTGTACTCCGTTGGAAATTCTGTTGGAGTTGTAACGAGTTGTTCAGCAGCATCCCATCCTGATTGGACGGCAGTTGATGTTGTTGTTTGAGTTGGACGATCTTCCACTGAGAAAGACTCGTCGATTGCTTGTCCGTATGTCGATGCATCCGGTGTTGATGTGTTTACGCCCATGGGCGGTATTCTCCTTTTCGCAGTTGTTTGCAGTTTGTTAAGCAGTTTCCTCGGCTAAAGATTTCTCCCAAGCTTCGGCTATTTCGTCAGTGACCTTGCGGTACTTCTCCCAGTTTATACGCTTCACGTGTAAAACGCCAAACTTAGTAAATATTGCTACCGCTGATTCGATCATTGATTTGCTGTACAAGCGCCTACCTTGTCGTTCCTCACCGTTTTTGTCAACCGTAGTTGGCAAACGGTAAGGAGATGTTGGCAAGTGCCCTTCGCTCATCCATAGTTTTAAAGTAATAACTGGGCGACCTAACGCTTTTGCTATTGCACCTATAGTGAACAAATCTAGTTCTTTTCCGTTAGGCATAACAGTTGGTCGAGGATGTGAATCCCACTCAACTTGCTTAACTTCTTTTACTTTTTCTTCACGACGTTTGCGTTTACTACCTGGATAAGTAATATCTGCAAAAGTTTGCTCAATAAAATCTTCTGTCATAGTAGGAACGCGTAAGATACCTTTGCTGGGAACATTGCATCAATATCTTCTTCTGATAATTGACCTTTGTAAAACGCAGCCATAATTGCATCTTCGCTAACGGTTGGAACCATAACAATGCAATCGTCTTTAATACCACGCTCTTCCAGCAATTTATCTGCTGTTTCCATGTTAAGTGATTTAGAAACTCGACGTTGGTTTGTAACAGTAATATTTTCGTCAAGTTCTAGTGTGATGTGCCCGCGACCGTCTACTTCACCAAGCTCTTGTACGGCTTCGTTAAGACGCTTTTTAATTTCGGATTGGCGGTCGGTTAAAAACTTAATTTGATCTTTAAGATCAATATATTGTTTTGCCTCATTGGTAAGGCTTTTTTTGTCTGACATTTAGTCCCCTTAGTTTGTAGTGAGAAACTACACCTTACAGGGGGGCACTGACAAATCGAGGAAGACGCGCCGATTACTCGGGTTTTAAATAATCCTCAAGAGCAGCGATAATGATGCTGGTAACGGTGACCCCTTGAGAGGCAGCACGCTTTTGAACGGGTAACCAGAGGTCATCAGGTACTCGGATCGTGCGTGTTGGGGTCTTCGGTGCGTTAGGCATCCATCTAGTTTACACGGATTTAAGCATCAAGAACTGGTTTAGGCTCTTTAGGCTGAAATCTATACCGCCAGCCTCATTTATGCCCTCACCGTCGATTACGGCGCTTGCTACGGCGTTTTTATGCTGAAGCATTTCGTGTTGTCGAATTTCAATAGACCCTTCAATTAAAAAGTCTTGGATGACTATAGAAGGCCATTTTGAGGAGGCTCGCATGATTCTTCCGTTGCGTTGAGTAGCCCCACCGCTACTCCAAGGCAAATCGTAATTAACAAGAAGGTTAGCCGCAGGAAGGTCGACTCCGTATCCACCAGCATCAGAGCTAACGAGGACACGCACAGCAGGGTCAGTGTTAAGCGCAATCTTATTTCGTTCTTTGGTTTTAGCATCTAATCTCCCAGTATAAGTTCTGCATCCATACTGTGCCAGCGCTTCGGCTAACTTATCTGTCATATCTACGTATGTAGCAAATATAACAACTTTGTTTGCTTCGTCTTGATCTAAGAATTCTTTTACGTACTGCAACAACGCGGTTAGTTTAGCGGAGTTATCTACCCCATCTAAATAACCAGCCTCAACTAACTCGTTAGCGTATGCAGATCCTTCTCCTACAACGGTTTTGTATTTTAATGCGCTGGTGCGTAGTAAGTCTGGGTGAGAACAAAGCATCTTTAAACATCCAACTTTAGACATAATTTTTCCGCGCCATTCGTTTTCTTCATAACTACCCGTGCCGTTTTGAACTCCGTAGTGAGCAAACACGTTGAAGTTAGCGCCAAACAACACAGCTGCTTCCGCTAAATCGTTTAATAAGTCTTTTCTAATTCTTTCGTAAAGTCTAGCGCTTCGTCGATCGAGCGTGATAAATAACGGCTCATTATGTATGGAATCTGGTAAGTGCGGCGCAACATCAGGATCTTTTTGCGACTTTCTAACACTTGATTCTTTAAGGCGCTCATGTAAAGTAGGCAAATTGCGATAACGCTGAACTCCACCCCAATTATTACGAACAATAAATGCTGAGTCAAAAATATCAAACCTTCCTAGTACGGAGTCATCTACAAACTGCATAATGCTAAACAACTCTTCTGGTTTTCCATTTTCTATGGGAGTTCCTGTTAAAGCAAATTTAAACGGAGCGTTAGCCATACGTTTAACGGCTTTAGATCGTTTGGATTTAAACGATTTAATAGCCGTGGCTTCATCGCAAACAATAAAACCTCTGGGTAGTTTTTTTACTAAATCCCAGTCATTAACAATTTGCTCGTAGTTCATAATTACGTAGTCAACGCCTGACTTGCGCCAATCGTAGGCTTCTTGATATTGCTTAAGACGTTGTTTTGGTGTGCCATCTATTACTAAAGACTTTGAGGTTCCTTCAGTAAACTTGTCAATCTGGTTAGCCCATTGGTACTTAAGGCTAGAAAGACAGATAACCATCCCAGGCTCCAGGATTGAACCGCTATCCATTAGCTGTTCGAGCGCTGCAATTGTTAGTACTGTTTTTCCGAGCCCCAAATCATATGCCACTAAAACCTTATGGCGGTCAATCATTTTTTCAACAGCCTCTGGTTGATAC